CCTCATCATCACTATATGCAGATATATTCTGTATTATACCATCTTCCATCTCTCCAGTCTCAGGATTCTGTTGTGGCCCAAGTTCTGGATATATATTCAATATCTGCTCTCCAGTAAGGATGGTAGATAATATTATATTATCAGCATCCTTGAAATATCTATCTCTACTAGATGATGGTACATATACACGAAATGGATTAACGCTTGTAAGTTTTACCTCTCCTTTTCCAAAATCACTATCAGTATCAATATATGCATATAAATAACCTAATCCAGAAGTACTATGGTCATGTATTGCTTCCTTTAGTTGAGAGTTCCCATCAGATATTTCCCATACATAACTCAATACCACTCTCCACATCTTTGCTACTTTACTATCAGAATCCTCTCTTGGTATAACAGTAAAGGCTGGAGAATTGGATGTCAGCATGGCCTTTAGTTTCTCAACAGCTGGGCCAACCCTATCCATTGGTACTGCCGCTTGGTTACGACTTTCTAGCTCATCTACCTCATTATCGCTGAAGTGATTGCCATAGAAAAAGTCGATATCCTTTCTAGCTTCAGTATCCCAATCAGTACGGGCGTCACTATAGCGCCGAAAAAGGTCTCTAGTAGTTTTAGCTCTGGGGTCTTCCTGTATTTGCATATATACTTTATAAGTTAATTAATAATTACAATAGATGTCAATAGCAAAAATAAACTTTTTTTTAATTAACCCTAGCGCCTGTAAACCAGTTATATTTCTTACGATTTCCATCTTTCTTGCCACGATTATCAATAGCGTCTTTTTTTACAGTGCCGCTCAATGGAGGCTTTGCATACCAGTCAGCATAATACAATCCATCCATAAGGTCATCATGCTTTGCAAACGGATGCTCAAAGAACTCATCTACTATCTCTGTCATCTCATTACGTATGAATAATTTCTTTGAATTAACAATAGGGCCAAGAGATGTTTCTAATCTATCTTCCTTTTTTATTCCAGCTGGGGGCCTTACTCCCTTGAATATGCCGGGTATCAATCTTCTATCACTTGTAGCTATCCTTGTTACCATATCCCTTACCATTTCCTGAGCAGCAACTGTTTCTATGGTAACTCTCTTTACTGGAGAGTACTTCTTTGCCAATTCTATTATCTTCTCTGGCACATCAAAGGTAGGTATCCGCTCATGGAAATATTCCAATACATATCTATTCTTATTCTTATCTATTCCAATCACTAATATTACCTGAAAGTCTGACTTCTTTGTGGCTGTCGCTGCAACATCAACACCTATATACACATTTATTGGAATAAAGTTCCCATCATTATCCTCAAGGTAATTAAACTTATCTTTTGTAAAGAATCTGTGATTATGCTTCTGTATCCTATCTATCTTAAAGGCTGCATCTGATATATCTCTTGCATCATTCATATACTCCTGAGCAAACTTATTGACCATGCCAGCCTCAATAAACTCTTTTTTCTTTGTATCAAGTTTAGATAATGGGAATTGCTCTGGCCATAATGGCTTACCATCCTCTACAGCCTTATGAAATGTGACATCCCAAGGATAGTCTCTTTCTTCCTTCTTAGCTTGTCTAACACCATCAACAATCATTTGTAGAAATGAATCATAGTGAACAATAGTACCAGCTAACCATATCCATCCTTCTCTACCGGGAGATTCCTCAAGAGCTGGGTATACAGTAGATACAATCCATTTCTTTATCTCATCTCTTCTTTCAGGTGTTTTGGTATTCAATTCAGATTCAAAGTCATCAAGTATGATACCAGTATAACGTACATCAATCTCAGTACGACCACGCAACCTTTGGCTTGTACCCTTGGCAATTATCCTATCTCCTTTAGCAGATACGATATCCTTCTCAGTCCATCTATTGCCAACAGCATCTCCAGCAAGATTGCCGAAATAGTACTTTATCTTATCATTGTATTCAAAATGGGACTTAACATATTTAATATGGTCAATAGCCTGTCCTTGTTCTTCAGCAACCCAAGCAATGAATAATCTTTCCCCTTGAGGAGAGAATAACATCTTATGCACAATGGCCGCCTTTGAAAGAATGGACTTGCCAAAACCACGTGGTAGTATATTACATATCCTAGCTGCTGGCTTGGTGCTTAATAGTTTTTCAGCTACTTCATAATGAAATGGTGGAGATGCACTCTTATTTAAAAAATCTTTTGGTAAAAAGGCTCTTCCAAAGTATACTAGGTCTGTAAGTGACCTTTGAAGTATCTCATCATTTATCTTAGACTCAGATGGGGGTGGTATTATATTAAAATCAGGCTTTTCTATTTCTTTCATCTTCTTTTTCTTGTAACGTCTTTACCATTTGTTTTGCGTGAAAATCGCTTATGGTTGTCATTATCGATTCCCATTTGTTGTTCTTTAGGTTTCTTTGAAAAACTTTTTTTCCTACGGATTTGTATCTCATGTTCTTTCTCTATTAACTCATTAGCCCAAGAATCTATCTCTAAATAAGATTCAAAGAAATTATCTTTATCATGATTCTCCATATATATCAACCTTATCTGGATTACCTATTTCAACCAATACATCATTCTCACGATATACTGAATAACAATATATACAATTAAATCCTACTGGTAAGTAATATTCATTAAATACAATCATCTTCTTATGATTGTCTATTTTCTTACTACATACCTTACATTTTCTTATTTTACTATTGAAAGCTGGCATTATGTATAATGATATATCGCTATGTGATATCTTTTTCGGCATGTCCTATGGCCTTAACATCTGCAGAATCAAGCTGTTGTAGCTGTTCTCTTGTAAATCCCTGAAATACAGTAAGGGATTCTGTCTTTTTATCATTAGGGAACATACCCGCTATCTTCATCATCATTTCCAATGCCCTAAGTTTATCTGAATCTCTGGCATCATAATTATCAATTATATCTTTTGTCTTGATAAGTAAATATTCCTCATCAATTCCAACTTCTCCAAGTATCTTTCTTGTTTCTTCGCTAATCAATTTCTTGACCCTTTTTGTTTTTAATAGTGAGGCTGATGCATTCTTGGAATAATTAGGGTCATTTGTCCTATATAATCTAAGATATGCTTGTTCAGGAGGCATCCCATTGGCAACGTACTTAGCAAAGACAATTTCTCTACTATTGGGTTTCTTCTCATCCATCCTCTTATGTCTTGACTCTGTTGATTTAGTAAATCTATATATGTCATCAGCAACACCGCCAGTTATTTGAATTGAGTCTCTGATAGGATAAGAACCGAGAATAGTACGTATATATTCTTTGCCATTGCTAAATGCTCCTCTATACAATACTTTACATACTTGACCATCATCAGTAAGTATCCAATCGCCTGTAGAGGATTCACGCCAATCATCAACAAGTTCATCATCATGATTATCAAAAAACTCATCTTTATTGTCGTATACGTACTCAAGCTTTCTTTTTACCAATTTGGTATGCATAGAGCCACTCCCAACCTAAATTACTTGATAGCCCTTGCCATCCCTCCGGACTCTATGCGTTTCCATCTATTAGTTTACCCCATACGTAAGTCTTACCTTTATGTATGTCAATTACATCAATTCTAAAATTATTATCATCAAACCAGTCAATTATGCCAAATGCATGGCACCAATTGGTATGCCTACCTCTTAGCCATCTATTCTTTTCCTTTGACATATCTTTTAAGCAACCAAGTGTCCAAGCATGGTGAGCCCCATCAACATGAGTTACTCCCTGCCTTTGAACATCATGGGTATGTCCATATATGATGTTCTTGCCAAGATTTTGCACATGCTGTCTTGTATGATTCACAGTGCTATAATGGCCCCCATGGTAGAAGAACAATTTGCCGATTTGCATAAGGTGGCCATAAGGATAGTACTTATAACCTCTTTCTTTAAGATTCATAATGTTCTTAAACTTATATTGAGGTATGTAAGGAAACTCTTCAATAAAGGAATTTAACCAATCATCATGATTGCCCTCAATCATATGTTTATCCTTACATCCAATTTTTTTCAATGCATTATCAAATAGGTCTAGTCCATCGTTTACAACAGCAGCTTCTACCTTCAAATCTTCTAATGTATACTCCAATGGAGGCCTTTTACGTCTTTTATAGCGCCAAGGAGATACTGATTTCCATTCTCCTAAGTCTCCAAGACATACGAATATGTTAGGCTTTACCATCTCTATGCTCTTTAGTACCACATTTACGGCAGCATCATCTTGTAATGGGAAATGAACGTCTGGTATGACTATGGCCCTTCTATGTATTTTCTTTTTAGCCATACTATGCTTGAAACCTCTGTACATCAAAGTCAACAGACTCTACTCGTTCAACCTCTATTGAATCAATTCTCTTCTTTATTTCAGATATTAACTCAATTTGTTTAGTATCTCCTTCTAAGATAGAAGAAATATTTATATCCTTAGATAATTCTTTTAATCTATCAATGGTATCTACCAAATCAAATAGTTCATCATATTCAAATTCCATTTTTTATTCCCGGCATAACTACATTATCAAAATATTTACATTTCTTCTTAACCTGACACGATTTACCAGCAAATTTACTAGATATTCTAAAAGTAAGGGTTTGATTCTTGCTTTTCATCATGCAACCAACACAATTACCATTATCCCAATTGGCACAATGAGTTCTAGCTATATCCAATAGTCCACTCTTTTCAATATGGATAGCAATTACCACCATTTTAAGAATTTAAAGGGTAGTTTGAATGGCTTTTTCAGCGCCTCTAGCACTGGATTCTTCTTTTTTACTGATTTCTTAGTTTTTTTCTTTGCTCTTGGCATTTTAATAAACTCCATTTTTTTCATATAGACAATATAGTGACTTTCTAAACTAATATACAAGTATCTTTTTATTTTTGAACCATATGCTTAATATAATATTATACTAATATTAGCTATATATATATAATATATATATAATATAAGCAATAAAGAAGGAAAATGTGTGGAAATCTCAAAAATTGGTGTATTATGTGTGCATCTCTTTTAACCCGCCCCCTACCCCCGTCAAATTGGATTGAAAAAGTGGAGGGAGGTTGGTTTTTTTTATCTGATTAGGTTAATTATTATATTATACATAACATATATTATATTCATTCCTCAATACCTCGGAGAAATCTCCTAATTATACATAATATATATTATATACATCTTTATCATATCTGTACCTTCCCTGTGGTATCGGAGATACCATTTTATACCATATCCATAATACATAAAATGAATAGTACATCAATCAGTTATTGATACTCTCATCTATTATTCGTAACTTGTCAGTATGAAAAAGGAGTTAGTAATGTCAAAACAAGGTAAAACTGTTGTAGGTAAAACATCTACAATTAAACTACCAACACTTGATACACTCCCAACACTACCAACAGTAATAACAAGTAAACCTTGGTTTGTTGATTCAATCAACAACACAGACCTTGTGAACTGTGGTGGTAAAACTTGGAAAGTACATCTACTAGAATGTTATGTAGATGGACAATACCAAGAAATCTTAGTTAAATCCAAAGTTACATTTTTGGAGAGAGTTGGTCAAAGACCACCTAAACAAGATGGTATTGGTTCCAATGGGGAGGACTTCTCGGAAACAATGACAACAACTAAACAAGAGATTATTAATCTAATTAATGATAAATCTAATAGTGATGGTTGTTTTGTTGGTAAAAGTGGAAAGATGTATAAAATACAGAATCCATTTTTTAGAGAGTTCGTGTTAAGTAATGGTAAATACAAAATGTTGACAATATTACCAAGTGGTACGGAATACATCGACCACGAAGGTAATACACAAGTAAAGTAGGTCAACACTACCATTCCACATATCGTAAGGAAAGGGAGTCATTCATTGATTCCCTTTTTTTACAATGTATTTTTGATACACACACTCAAAACACCTACAATAAGGAAATATGACAAATGAATAAAGATAACTTTTATAGATATCATAAATTCGATAATAATAGAGGTGGTGTAAATCCTGACATATTTATGTCAAAGATAAAAGCGCTAGGACATTCTATTAAAAGAGATGGTTATGGTATAAACTGGTATAAATTCACAACTGATTGCAATGAAGAAAAATGTGATAAAGTATTAAAAGAATTGCTATAATAATATGGTTACAATATTTATAGACAGAAAGAATAAATTAACCATCACAGTTGGTGATAAATCAATTGTAAAGAACATACCTAGCAAAGACCAAAAGAGATTTGTTATGGAGATGTTTAGCAATGATACATTACTCGCAATAAATGAAGATGGTGAAGAAATGAAAATACCTGTGCTGATACATAATAACATCACAGGAGTAACAACAACGCTACACGATAAAGGACTTACCTACGATGATTATTACGCTGGTATTCCAAATAGCACAAGATACAGACCAAATAAGCTAGTAACATTCGAGAAAGATAGAAA